TTTTTCTTTGCCAACAAATCTGCATACTCGCGGAGCATTGCTCTGACCACTTCATCATTTTCCGTCGCAATCATGTCCTCTACTTGTGCCGCCGTGTGCTTACTCATTTCCCTTCCTCCTTTAGTGCTTCCTCTGCGAGAATGCGTTCTGGGCTGCACATCCCACCCATTGCGTCATGCACCTCAACCAGCCGAGACAGAGCATTCCGCAGAACGGCGTTCTCGCGCTCAAGTAATTCGTATTGCGTCATGCAAACTAACAAACTAGGTTCCGCAGCGGCAGTAGCGTCCCTGCCATAAGGGAAAAACAACTTGTCCGTCCTTGGTGTATTACTCATTTCCCTTTTCCCTTTCTTTAAGTATCCGCAATGCCACACCGTGTATCTCGGTGCAAACATCATTTCACCACCTCTTTCTTGTACTCCTCAATGGTCTTTGCTACGTCTGTGTGTGCCGAATCAGTAGGGACGTAAGCCGTGGTCAGTAGATGTTTACCCCTTGACTTGAGGTAAGCCACCGCCTCTGCACGTTTCCTGATGTTGTATTCGCTAGACATTTTTCCCCCTTACACGCGCAAAAAATCCATCCTTGTTTACACCCCTACCCAGCAGCGGTGTGCCATGCTCCTTGACCTTAGCATCCACAACTTCCTTCAAGGTAGCGGATACAACTATCTCAGCGCCACTTACCAATAGCGCCTTCTCAGCAGCGTTCTCTGCTTTCACCCGTAGCTTCTTCTCTACGCCTGTCTCTTTGCGCTTCTTAACTAGCTGCGTCCACATACCCGCATCAATAGGTGCGGCTTTCATGGTTTCTTGAACGGCTGATGTGATGGATACCCCGTACCTTTCTTGCTGGCGGGGGGTGAGGGCGGGGTGAACCGCGCCTCCTTGTGTTCCTTGCTGCCCCTTTTCAGGGGGCTGAACTTAGCTGTCATTATCGTCCCTCCAGTTTAAACATCTCTGATACCACATCCGTCTTTTCGCGCAGCACATTCATAGCAGCCAGTAATGATGGGTTTCCCTTCGCCCATTTTGCGGCAGCAATTTCATTAAGCCACGCTGCACCATTTTCAGTATCGTGTTGTGGCGCTGCAAACATTTCTTCTATTGCCTCTACCAATGCCAGCAGTGCCTGTAGTTCCGCATGAGTCAAATTCATTTCTGTATCCTTTCCATGAGTGCGAGATAACCCACAGCATCGACCTGCGAATCCCGATGAGTTATGTCGTTGCCGAGCCGTGCAGCTTTGAGCAGTACCATCATGATGCACACATCTTCAGGGGTAACGTCATGGTAGACACCAAACCTAGTATGCAAATGATTTGCCCAGTATCCTGCGATGGACTTCAGGTTCTTATCAGGTGCGCCGTACGTCTTCTCACGATCACCGTAGATAATGTCCTTTGCCTCATCGAGAATTGACTTGGGGGCTACAGCGTTCTCCCAATGATCTAGCGCATCAGCTTCTTTCCGTTGGGCATCTGCCATCATCCTAAGTCTCTTCGTTTGAATTACTCGTACGCGGTGAGCATTTTTCCGTGGGGGTACACCCGTATCCTTAGCTGCATCCACCTGACGCTGGAGTAGCGCGTGCACTTCTTTCAAGTTCTTAGGCTTAACCATAGGCATGGTCTCTGCCATCTTCTTCCTGACTATGTAGACATAGTTAGCGTGGCACTTCACCAGCTTGGCTATAGCCACATCTCTAAAACCCGCAAGGACTAGTTTGCGGATGCGTACTGCTTTGGTTTCTTTCTTCATTTTGTTTCTCCATTGATTTGTTTTAATAGTCTATGTACATCGTCTACGTTCTTTTCATTCACCCACAAGGCGTACCCTCCCATGTTGTATATACGTTCTAACTCCCGATTCTGTAGTGCAGTAGGTACGTTATCCCCCGCCTTACACTCGATAGCTATAAACTTCCCACGGTAGCAAACGATAAGGTCAGGTACACCGGAGCGACCATACCCCCCTGTAGCAGGAGAGAAGTAGTACGCACCCTGCGCGTCCAACATTATTTTTACAGCTTTCTTAACTTTGCTCTCTGGTGTTGATGCCATTCTGCCTCCTGAGTTATGAGTCGTCAAGCACTTTACATTATTATTTATTGTGCAGCGCACCCAGTACGCCCGTAGATGTAACAAGATCACGGTCTAAGACAATAGCCACAACGGGAGCCTCTCTTACAGCTTTGGCTTTACGTTCTGTAACCTCGTTAACTCGTTCAATCGTAGTGCTGGGTAGGTACAAAGCCAAATCAGGGTACTGAACGAGCGCTGCATTGAGTGACTTGGAGTTCTTGAGGAAGTTAAGTAATTGATTCTCAATAGCTGCAAACTTGCTCACATGCGCGTCCAATGCTTGGTTGTGCTTAGCCAGTGCATCAACTACATGCTTTGGCAAGTCCTTACTGTTAAGCGCTACATCTACATAGGACATTCTATTTGTATTAGGCGGGACTGGCGTATCTCGCTCTATGCGTATCTCAACGCCGTTATCGATGCGTATGTCCATGCGGGGTATGGTAGGAACCCAACCGTCAGGCAACGTGTCCATCAGCGCCCTGTGTGCGCCCCAAATTTTAGTTAAGCCTGCTTCGTGCAATGCGTCCAGTACAGCAGGATTATTGTGTGGGCTTAGAGGCTCGACAAGCAACGCAGAAGCGCTTGCATCGACCTTCTTGATTTTAAGTTTAACGTCAGCGATGAGTTCTTTTGATATGCGTACGAGTGCCATGTTATTTCTCCTTGATATTAAGATATGGTACGGTGAACTGATCAGCGCAATCTTTGGTTACTATTACTCTAACCATATTTTCATTGGCTGCAATGCTCTTACAGAACTGCTGTGCTTCTGCGGTAGTCAAGTCCGTGGGTAGGGGACTCTTACGTTCAAGATGCTTTATTGTGTAGTAACTGAAAGGGGTATAGGGACGCCCACTTGTATTAAGTGCGTTCAATGTTATGCCTAATGCAAAGTATTCCTCTAGTTCTTGGTATCGTGACCGTTCCTTTTCTTTGTTGGGAATTCTGAAATATACGGAGCTTTGCCCTATAGGTTGCGCGTGTTCGGATATAAATTGAAACTGGTTTTTCCAAGTTTCGCATCCATAGATACGCCCCAGCTTCGGTTCGTACATAACTATCTTGTTGATTATGTGCCGCTTGAGTACCTTCTCATCTGTATCAGATACATGGAACGTAACGTGTGTCATCTTTGACATCAACTTGAAGCAGATACCGTACTCACGCTCCATAGCAGCACGCCACTCAGGTCGGTTGTACCCCGCTTGTGTTACCTCTATCATGCCGCCCTCGTACACTCGGAGTCCGTGCATGGGGGACTTGTATTTGCGCTCCCCCTTCTCCCAGTCAATGGCGTACTTAGCACCGTAGTCATTGTGTTCTACATCCTCGAATCTTAGAAATTGCTTCATATGTAAAAACCTTCCTTTCCGTCCCATAAGTCAATGACAACAAACCTCTCCATGTTGGGCAGGTCAATGGTGAATTTAAAATTCTTTATCACCATCTTAGCCATAGCGGTGCTGTACACGTACAAACCCCCAGAGGGCAAACGATCTTCCACGCTTTTGAAAGCGGTATCCATGCTCTGCGTGTTGTACTTACTTTCAGCACCGCTACTGCTATCCATACGTAGCGCTACCAACGCCGCAGTCATCGTGTTGTAGAAGGTATCTGCATCAGAGGGCACGTTTCCCCATGTAACGCTGCGTGTATTTATGGACACCCAAGGAGCGTTAAGCTTCCTACGAATGGCTCTCGCCACCCGCACCGGAACACCGCGCCCCTTCATGACACCTGTCTGCACAGCCGTGTGGAAAGCAGTTATCTGCCTCGGGCCGAACTTGTCGGTGTCTATGGTTACTTCAATCTTTGATGCACAGGTAACTATGTCGTCACTTATGTTGAGGCTCATATTATTTCTCCGTTATCTCGTAGTAGATTGTCTCGCCATGCGGTGCTTCGATGTCACGCGTTGTTATGAGCCACACCACCGGATAGCCCGGAGCCTCACCGAACGGCGTGTACCCATCAGTCAGGCACACGAACACATCAGGCTCAACACCGTTATCCACGCACCACTTGAACCCTGCTGTCATATCAGTACCACCCGCCGCATACGTCTTGAACGCGATGGGGTAATCATCAGCCTCAAACTCCTCCGCCTTGGCAACCACCGTATCGGTATGCAACACGATGACACGCTCGGGGCGGCACAACTCGATGATCTTGTTGATGTGCCCGTTCCAATGTGTGGTTGTTACTACGTCAATAGAACCGGACTCGTCTGACTCAATCACCAACGTACCCATCTTAGGTTGCACATCGGTACTGGGCAGATACAAGTCATGACCAACAAAGCGCTTGTTAGGACGCCTCCAAGACACGCCAGCCTTTATCTGCAACATCATGAAGCGCTCAAGCAAGATGTGCCACGGCGTAACAGGATTGACAATATCTTCTATCAACCTCTCCAACCCTGCTGGTAACGTGCCCTGCTTGGCTGCTGCCTGACGCGCTTGAATCAACACGCGCTTGATACCCTCTATCTGCTCGGAGGTAACATCACCAGCACCTTCGTTGGACAGGTCATCGTTGCCAGTACCCGGCGTGTACGGGCCACCACCACCGCCACCCTCGTCCTCATCTTCCTTGTACAACTGCTCCCATGCGTAGTCACGCGCACCGTCTTGAAAGATACCCTCGGGCGGCAACTCCATACCTGAAGCGATGAGGATGTCATTGATAACCTTGTCCATAGCGATGTTGGCAGGACGCGGCTTTCTCCAACCCACGCGCAAGTGATGCATCATCGCGTAGTGCATAGCCTCATGCGCAAGCAAGCCAACAAGCTGCTTCACCGTAAGCTTCGCAGCGAACGCAGTACCCACGACAATCTTGCCAGCGGCAGTGCAATACGCCGTTGCAACGTCATCCTTAAGCTCAATCACTAGGCGCAGGATGATGCAAGCAAAGAACGGCTGATACAGGATGACTTGCACCTTGGCTTTCTTAAGGTTGTCCTCCGCTTTAGCCCGCATGACTGCTGTTACTGTTACTTGTGTCATTGTGTTTCTCCTATTGTGGTTATGGACTCGGGACATTACGTCCCGAGTTGTTGCGGTTGCTACTACCTAAAACGCATACCCTTTCAAGCTATCCTCAAGGGTCTGCAACTTCTTCTTCATCTCCTCGCGTGCGTACACATCCTCTTTCAAGGCATCAGGTTGCGCGACATACGGCTTGATGAGTGTGCTTATTTCTGCAAGGAACGCATCAACGTCAGGGTTGTCAACGATGTTGAGCGCATTGATCTCATCGGGTAGCGCTGCGATGTTCTCAACAAAGCTATCGTGCCAGCGTTGCCCCTTGTCCCCCTTGAATTCACCAAGTTTCTTGATGAACGCAGATACCGGAGTCAGCATACGGGTGAAGCGCTCGCGGCTAGCCGCCTCCACCATCTCGGCGTACTGCTTGTCAACAACGGCGAGCATCTCGGGGGGCAGCGTGAACCTGAAGTCACCGCTGGTAGATACAGGCTCGGGATACCACACCACATACAGCTTGTTCTCCATCTGCTTAGCTGTGGGGTAGTCCTCGACTTTGGCAGTAGGTGACTTGCCGTTAGCCACAAGCGAGTAGTTACGCGCCGCTATGTCAGCGTTAACCAGCCCGTCCCAGTTGGCAAGTATGTTAATACGCAACACGCTTAACCTACTGATGAAGTCTCCAATCTTTGTGGTGTAGGTGAAGTACGCCGCGTTGGGCAGCACCCTTGATGAGTCGTCACCGAACGGAAGCGTTGCCTTGATGTGGTAGGCGTGCATCTCGTTAGACAACTGTTGATACTGCGCCACGGCATTGCCTTTATCTTTGAACGTCTCGCGGCTCACTATCTGCCCCTCATCACCCAGCGTCTGCTTGACCAACGCCTCGGCATCCTTGTCCCGCACTCGGCGCGCCGTACCCCCACGCGACAGCTTGAACTTCATTGCGCGGTTAGCGATGGACATGGTTTCTTGCATTTGTTCTGTAGCCATTGTGTTTCTCCTATTGTGGTTATGGACTCGGGACATTACGTCCCGAGTTGTTGCGGTTGCTACTACTTGCTTCTTAGCGCATAACGTCAGAGAACTTGACGCCCCACGTTACGAACGCATTAGTGCTAACTACCTCAGGTGCGCGAACCATGCTGTCCTTGACGAACTTGGCTTGCATCTCAGGAGCAAGACGCTGCGCATACACAACCAGCGCATCGAAGGTATTGAACGATGCTTGGTCTGCCATCATGTCGGTAATGAGGAACTGCGCCGACACATTGGTAGGTACACGCGCCTTGGTAGGATTGAGCAACACCTCCTCCACGCTGGGCAACTCGGGGGCAAGGTCACGGAACGCCATCAACTCAGACGCCATCCCCTTGCCAATCTTCCCTGCTATCGTGGCAAACGCCGTGTTGGGCGCATGAAACAACTTCCTTGCCACCGTGGAGTAGCTACGCGGTGTAGCGTTGATCTTCTTGGCTGCATCAAAGAAGAACGCGTTGTCGCCCTTCATACGGATGAACCGCATCGTCAGCAAGTCCATGTCACCAGCGTTCAGCATGTACTCAACCTGAGACTGGGCATCGTACAACGTGCCGTACATGTAGCAGCGTTGGTAGATGATGCTTGGGACGCGGTTGGCACCAGCCTTGTCCGTGGTACGGTTGCCAGCCCAGACATGCCACGTACCCTTGGGCAGATAGATATCATCCACGCGATTCTCCAACAGCATCATCGCGGCAGTACCTTGGACGGGTACTGTGCCTCGGGGCAACTCATCCATGAAGTTCGTGAACGCGTAGTCAACCAGCCAGCGCTTGTCCTTCAACCACACGAACTGGTTGGGGTTGTCCACATCACGGAACGGCAAGCCCTTACCGTCAGTCGTATCCGACAGTTCCAAGTTGAACGGAGCCAGTATGGGCTTACCTGCCACGATGCTAGCCTGTAACACCAAGTCTGACTTACCCCCGCCCGGCGCACCTTCGATGCCTACCGACTCGCCAGCCAGCGCGTGTTCAATCAGTAGGGGAAGGAGTTCCTTGGGCGACAGTTCCACCAACTCGGACTCTTGGGCAATTGCTTTGTCTTGCATACTCATTGTGTTTCTCCTATGGTTTTAGTTGTGTGACCGTTCTCGGGACAATTTGTCCCGAGTTACTACTAGTTATTTCCCACGCATTTAGTTGTCTACCATTATACATCCTTTCAAAAGATCAGGGGTTAAATGTGAGCGTATGGGGTTTAGTTGTCTAATGACGGGAGGTTTTGTTATTGTTGCCGCTATCGTATGCCCCTAGTTGTCTAACCGTAGTGGAGTCTGTTGTTGCCGCTATTCCGAATACTTAGTTGTCCAACCGTATTTTCAACCGAGCTAGTTGTCTAAGCACTTAGCTGTGTACGAGGGGTTGTACATCTCTTTCATCGCGGGTGCCTTGTCTACTATCTCCATTGCCATGTCTATAGCTTCTGCGCTTGACTCGGCTAGGACGCGCGTGGCGAAGGTGTGTTGTTTGGGCACTAAGCCCTTGAACTCAGTACCCCTGAAGTTGACTAGGAACCATCGGTTAAACTTCATATCAATTCCTCCGGTATCTCAACCTCGTCACCCAACTTACTAGCCACGTAGCAGCGCATGGCTGCGATGAGGGGGGTGGGGCCGTGGTATAAAAAGTCTTTAGTGTCACCCTCTATGAAGGCACCCCATACCCCTCGCTTGGCAAACCAATCGACGTGAGTAAGCTCTATCTTCTCCCTCTGAATGATCGGCCCAGCGTTAGCCCAATTGTCTCCGTAGATGTAATCCCCGTCACTTAAGAATCCCTCATTACGCCCAAGGATGTAGTCACTTATCATCTCCACTTTGTGACAATGCCCATCCTCTGCTACGTCTACCGCCCAATCAAGGGCAGCGCCTTTCAACTCACTTGTTTTCATCTTCATTTGGTTCTCCTCATGTTGTCGATGCACCACACCC